GAGGCGGGACTGGAAGCTGTTCAGAGCATGGTATTTGAGACCATGGCAAAGGATAATCCGGAACTGTACCGTCAGGTCAGCGCTTACCTCAATAAGAAAAAAAGCGAAGGAATGGAGGGATAGGCTGTGTGGTATGTGATTCAGGTTAAAACTGGAGAAGAAAGCGGAATTGCAAGGAGGCTGAAAAACCAGGCAATCCGAGCCGAGGTTCCCATTGAGAACCGTCCCATCCGGTCTGGTGGGGCATGGACAAAAAAGGAATATATTCTGTTCCCAGGATATGTGTTCCTGGACATGGATTTCACGGCCAGAAACTATTACCGGGTAAAAGAGGTTCCGGGAGTGATCCGGTTCCTGGGGGACAGTAAGGCACCATCGACACTGTCCTATCTGGAAGCTGAATGGATCAGAATTCTTTCCGGCAATGGAGAGCCGCTGGAACCGACTCTGGTAAGGGAAGACGGAAGCGGTGGTATCACTGTCATCAGTGGAGTTTTAAAACAGTTAGAAAACAGAGTTTTAAAGTGGGATAAAAGAAGCCGGAAGGCAACTTTTGAAATTACGATCTGCGGCGAAGCCAGACAGGTGCAGCTTGGGATCGAAGTGGAAGGTGGCGGAGAACTGCAGGAAGCTGGAAGCGATGCTTCACAGGATGCGGCACAGCCATTATTACAAGACGCGACTTAAAACATGACCGGTTGATTCGTCCCGGCTGTGTTCGGGACGCAGGCATAAAGAAAAGGAACTGAGCAGAAAAGGACGCTGGTCGGGTGGCGAAGCCCGGCCTTTTGGCTTCCTCTGTCCGGTTCCTTTTCTCTTTGCCTGTTATTCCCCTTTTAAAAGCGTTAGGAAGCCGTTTAAAACCGTTTAAAGGTCTGTGGTCGGGGAAATTACCACATAAAGGCAAAATGAGCCGTATGGGGCGAATTTGAACAGGGAAAGATGCGGGACGGAGGTGAAATGTCATGCGGAGAGGAAAAGACGCAAGTCTGAAGGCGCTGATCAGCGCGATGGCGGAAGCGGAAAGCAAAAGTTACTACGAAGAACAGGAGAATGCCTTAAACGATCTTTCTGGTCTTTTAAAAACATTTTTAAACAGGGATGATTCACCAGAGCGTGTCCGGATCAGGAAAGATTATGAAGCGGGCGCAGCTCTGACTGGAAAAGGCGGAATCCGGCAGCGCCTTGGTGCTGTTGATATGGAATTCTTCGGAAGGGCCTACTTTCCGCATTATTTTTCCAGACCGTCTCCGGAATTTCACCGGGAACTGGATGCCATCTGGCAGGATGGAGTCTTAAAGGGGCTTACACCAAGCACATCGGGGCTGGTCAAGCAGATCAGCCGGATGAATGGCTGCAAGCGTGTAGTGGCAGCTCCTCGTGGACATGCCAAGTCTACCAGCCTGACGTTTAAAGGAACGATCCACGCCGTTGTATATGGGTATAAGCATTATCCGATCATTATCTCAGATAGTTCGGATCAGGCGGAGGGCTTCCTGGATAACATCCGTGTGGAGTTTGAAGAAAACGAAGCGATCCGGGAAGATTTTGGAGATCTGACCGGAAAAGTCTGGAGGAGCAATGTTCTGGTGACCAGCACCAATATCAAGGTGGAGGCGATTGGCTCCGGCAAGAAGATCCGAGGCAGGAAGCACCGGAACTGGAGACCGGATCTGCTGATCCTGGATGATATTGAGAATGATGAAAATGTCCGGACACCGGAGCAAAGAGCAAAGTTGGATAGCTGGTTTAAAAAAGCGGTTTCTAAGGCCGGTGATGATTATACAGATATTGTCTACATCGGAACCCTGCTCCATTATGACAGCTTATTAGCAAATACTCTTAAAAACCCTGGATACAAGGCGATTAAGTACCGGGCAGTTATATCATTTTCGCCGGAGGCAGACCTATGGCAGGAGTGGGAAAATATCTTCACTGACCTGTCTGATGAAGACCATGAGGAAAATGCGCGAAAGTTCTTTGAGGCACACCGGGAAAAGATGCTGGCCGGGACAGAAGTTCTCTGGGAGGAAAAGCTTTCTTACTATGACCTGATGGTCATGAAGGTGACAGAGGGTGAGGCCTCCTTTAACTCTGAGGAACAGAATGAACCGATCAACCCGGAAGACTGTGTTTTCAACGAGGAATGGTTCGACTACTACAACGAAGCAGAAATGGACTTCAAGGACAAGGATTTTCAGTTCTTTGGCTTTGTCGATCCTTCCCTTGGAAAAACCAAGAAAAGCGACTTTTCTGCGATCATCACACTTGCGAAAAGCAAGGTTACTGGTTACATGTATGTACTGGATGCGGATATTGAACGGAGGCACCCGGATCGTATCATCACGGATATCCTGGAGAAAGAACGCTGGCTGAAGCGCGATTTTGGACGGGGCTATAAAAAGTTCGGTGCCGAGACTGTACAGTTCCAGTGGTTTTTAAAAGAGGAACTGGCCAAGGCATCCGCCAGGGCCGGTCTGTATCTCCCGATTGAGGAAGTACCGCAGACCAGCGATAAGACCATGAGAATTCAGACCATGCAGCCAGATGTAAAGAACCACTATATCAAATTCAACAAAAAGCATAAACGGCTCCTGGAACAGATGTTCCACTTTCCGATGGGCGCTCACGATGATGGCCCGGATGCCCTGGAAGGCTGCCGGACAATCGCCAAGAAAAGCAAGCGGTTCCGGATCATGGACAGGAGAGCGGCTGGATTGTAAAGGAGGCGGTATATTATGCCGGTTATTTATATGGACAGGGCTTCTGCAGAAAGCCTGACAGAAAAAGATATTCGGGAGATCATAGATGAAAACCTGATGGATCTGAAATATGGGATGTTGACTGATTACTACGTGGGGCAGCACCGAATTCTTTCAGAGACCAAGAAAGACAGTACAGCACCGAACAACCGTCTGGTTAATAACATGGCGAAGTACATCACGGATACGGCAACCAGTTATTTTGTTGGGCAGCCGGTTGTCTATAACTCCCAGGATGATGCTTATCTGCAGACGGTGCAGGATATTTTTGATTATAACGATGAGCAGGATCATAACATGGAGCTGGCTAAACAGTGCAGCATCTGTGGGAGCTGCTTTGAAATGCTATATCTTGATGAGGACGCGCAGATCCGTTTTGCAAAGGTGGCACCGTCTGATCTGATTATGATTTATGAGAGTGACAGCGGCCATGCCCAGCCTATGGCGGCGATCAGGAGCGTCCGGTCTGTCGATAAAGATAAGAATGTGATCTTGAAGGTGGAGTTCTGGAATGCGTACCAGGTTCTCCGGTTCCGGTCATTCAATAACGGGTACTTGAACCTGGAGGCGATTGAAGATCATTACTGGCAGGATGTCCCCTTTGTGGAGTACATCAATAATGAGGAGCGCCGGGGAGATTTTGAGGGCGTTATCACGGAGATTGATGCCTACAATAAGGCCCAGAGCAATACGGCGAATTACTTCCAGTACAACGATGATGCTATTTTAAAGATCCTGAAGCTGGGAGATGTGAGCAGTGATGATGTTCGGGACATGAAGGAAAAGGGTGCGATCATTCTGGATGATGGAGGAGATGTCCAGTGGCTGCTGAAGCAGGTGGATGATACCGCAATGGAGAATTTTAAGAACCGGCTGCGGGAGGATATCCATACCATGTCCCATGTTCCACATTTGTGTGATGAGTCGTTTGGCGGGAACCTTTCTGGAGTAGCAATCGCTTATAAGCTCTGGGGCTTGGAACAGTTATGTGCCATGAAAGAGCGGAAGTTCAAAAAGGGGCTGCAGCGCCGGATCGAGCTGATTACCAATATCCTGAATATTAAGGGTGGCCATTATGATTATAAGGACATCACTCCGAAATTCCGCAGGAACAAACCGGAAAACAATCTGGAACTGACACAGATCGCAACGCAGCTCTCCGGACTGCTTTCCACGGAGTCAAGGCTGCAGATGCTGCCATGGGTGGAAAACGTCCATGATGAGATGGAAAAGCTGGAGGAAGAAAAAACCAAGGATGTTGACGAATTCGGCACCTATGAGAATTTTGCCAAAGCATTTGAGAGCCAGCAGAACGGCATGACTGCCGGAAAGGCTGCGGAGGGCGTAGATGAGTCAGAAAGAACGGAATGAATGGATTGAACGGGCCAAGGAAAGGGTTCTGAGAAATGCCAAGGAAACCGACACCTATGCCAGGGATATCATGGATCTTTATGATGAGACGGCCAACCAACTGGAAAATGAGATCAATGCCATGTTCCAGAAGTATGCCCAGGATAACAAACTGGATAACGCGGAAGCGGAAAAGCTCCTGTCCGGCGAGGAATACAGCCGCTGGAGAAAGAGCATGGATAAATATGTGGCTGAGGCCCAGACGGATTCCAGGACGCTGCTGGAGTTAAATACGCTGTCTGCCAAGTCCAGGATCAGCAGAAAAGAGCAGCTTCTTTCGCAGATTTATCTGCAGATGATAAACCTGGCCGGGGATACAGAAACAAAGCTGACAGATCTTCTTGGCGATATGTTTAAAACCAATTATTACCGTAGCTGCTATGATATTCAGAGCATCATGGGAGTAGGCTTTACGGTGGCGAAGGTTGATGAGAAGATGCTGAAGCGTATTCTGGAGTTTCCGTGGTCAGGCAAAAATTATTCCCAGGCGCTGTGGGAGGATACGGATAAGCTGGCGGCTCTTGCCAGAAGGGAACTGACCATGGGCTTCATGTCCGGGGCCAGCGTCCAGAAAATGGCAAAATCCATAGATGATGTGATGCACCGGGGGCGTAAAAATGCGGAGCGCCTGGTGAGAACAGAAAGCAGTTACTTTTCTAATCAAGGCCAGATACAGTCCTATCAGGAGCTTGGAATTGAGGAATACATTTTCTTGGGAGGTGGCTGTGAGATATGCCAGGCTTTAAATGGTCAGGCATTTAAGTTATCTGAGGCCGAGGCGGGAGTCAATCTGCCACCGATTCACCCGAACTGTAAATGTACTACCAGAGCAAAGCCACGGATTGATATGTTTGCACTGAAGGACGGCGCTAACCAATTGAAAGACAATCCAAAGTTTGAAGAATGGAAAAAACGCTATGTAAAAGAAAAGGCAAAAGAGCCTGCGGAACCGTTGACAGACGCGGAGCAACATGCTATGAATAGTTACATAAGCAGTTCTTCTTACGTTTGGAATGACAAGCTCCGCAGGGGAGAAAAACTGACGAAGCAGGAAGAACAGTACATAAAGGCAATGGATTCCGCACTTCAGAAGATGCCGAAGTATGAGGGAACGGTAAAACGGTCGCTTTCAGATTTCGGAATTCTGGATGTGGATGAGTTTGTTGAATCTTATGTTCCGGGAGAACTGAAGATCTTTAATGAGTATTTATCATCTTCAACCGAGGTATATGATGATAGTTTCCAAATACAGTATGTAATTCAGTCAAAGAATGGTCGAGATATACGAAAGTACAATTCGACAGAGAAGGAAATTCTTTTTGAGCGTGGCTCATCATTTATTGTTACCAGAGTTGATGGACATACAATCTACATGGAGGAGTTGTAATGGAAAAGAAACCATATTCTGATAGACGGTGGTGGGAAGCACCAAAGGCATTTGACAGCGCCTGTAACTCATGCACCAGATATCATGGCTATGCAAAATGTGATACATATCCGGATGGGATACCGGGAGCGGTTATAAGGCAATCGGCTCTGGGAACAAACAACTACAAAGAGGATTTTTGCAGAGATATGCAGAAAAAGAAAGCATGATGGGCACCCGAAGGGGTGCCTATTAAATTACAAAAAATTACATTTAAATGGAGCTTAAACACCTTTTAACCAGCGTTAGAGGGTGTTTTTGTTATACAAAAATTCAAGGAGGACATGAAAATGGATGGAGAAATGACCACCAGCACTCAGACAACTGAAACCGCAGCAACTACATCGGCAGGAACATCTACGGGAGCGGCGGGACAGGCCGCAGGTGCGGAAACCGGAAACCAGGAGAAAGCATCTGCCTTTAAGGAATTTCTTGACGGTCTTTTCGGTGCCAAGCAGGAGAAAAAGGAACCTGGAGCAGAAGAAAAGGCTGCTGAAAAAGGAACAGAGCCGCCTGCAGGTAAAACGGAGGAGAAATCCTTCAGCCAGGCAGATATGGATGCAGCCATTGAAAAAGCAAAGCAGGACTGGGAAGCTCAGGCAGAAGAAGCAAAGAGACAGGCCAAGTTAAGCCCGGAGGAAAAGGCTGCCGAGGAACAGAAAAAGAAAGACGAGCAGATCGCAGAACTGCAGGCGAAGCTCTTAAAGAGTGATCTGCAGAAAAAGGCAACGGCATCCCTGGAAAAAGATGGTTATCCGGTCGGCCTGGCTGAACTGCTGGATTATACCAGTGAGGAGGCCATGGAAAAGAGTCTGTCAAAATTAACAGATACCTTCAAGGGAAGCCTTCAGGCAGCGGTGGAATCCAGACTTCGCGGAAAGACTCCGGCGGGCCTTGGCAATGCGGCAAGCGCAGAAAATATGTTAAGAGATCAGATTGCAAGAAACATCAGAGGATTATAAGGAGGATATGAGACATGAGCGTAAATACAATTCAGACAGCAGCGGTCATTCAGAGTGAACTGGATAAGGCCGCAGTAGAGCAGGCTACTTCCGGATGGATGGAAGTCAATTCCAGCCTGGTGAAATATAACGGAGGATCAGAGGTCAAGATCCCGGAGCTTTCCATGGACGGCCTGGCTGATTATGATCGACAGAACGGTTTTGTAGCCGGTGGAGTAAACTTCAAGTACCAGACCAAAACAATGACCCAGGACAGAGGACGTTCCTTCAGCTTTGATGAGAATGCCGTAGATGAGACCAACTTTGCACTGACTGCGGCTACTGTAATGGGAGAATTCCAGAGAACCAAAGTGATCCCGGAGATTGATGCTTACCGTTACAGCACGATCGCGGCGGCCTGCATCAAGGCAAAGACAGCATCTGGCGGATATGTACCGGCGGAGGATACCATTCTGCAGAAACTTTACTACGACATTGCAACGGTTCAGGAAATCGTTGGAGATAATACTCCGCTGGTAATTACCATCAGCCGCATGGTGGCAGCGATCCTCTCCATGAGTGATAAGCTGTCCAAAAAACTGGATGTAACAGATTTTAAGCAGGGAGATGTAAGCTTTAAGGTTAGGAGCCTGGATGGACAGCATCCACTGATTTCGGTTGGTTCAGAGAGAATGAAGACTGAATATCTGTTCAAAGATGGAAAAACCAGCGGACAGGAAGATGGTGGATTTGCAGCAACGGCATCCAGCAAGAACATTAACTGGATCATCACACCGAGAAAAGCCCCTGTAGATCGG